ACAGCAATACCAAAAAATCCGGTTCAGCCATTGACACACATATATATATTTCTGGAAGCTATAGTGCCAAACAGGACTTTGATTATCAAACAAGCGATGTTAAAATGGAAGTAACTAGCATGGTGCTTGGGTGGTTAAATGAAGAAATTGAAAATAATGGTTTAATTTTGATGCACAGCGATGAATCAAGTTCTGTTGAATATGGAACTTTGAAATTCTTCAGCAAAGAAACAAATACTATATATTCACCATATCTGGATGTTGCGTGGGATGACTCTGTTTTAAGTTGGGAGTCACCAGGATTTGATACAGGAAGTGCCAGCCCAATTCAAATTCGAGATGCCGTAGTTGGCATAAAAAACATGGCCACGGAATATAAGTTTGGATCAATCATCAGACTGGATGTTAGTCCCAGAAAAAGATATCCTCAAAAGACATTTACGAACAAACTTTCCGATTATTTATCACAGTACTATCTACCATCATCTAGCTTTTATCAAATAAAGGACGCCGAGAGCGAGGAAAATATATTGCCATATGATAATTTTACTCGTTTGAGCTTTGATTCAAATGGAAATTATTTCATGCTAGACACAACTGGTCTACCGTCGGAAAGATACTACAAGGTTCAAATAAGAACAGAGCAAAGCGGGTCTATAATGACATTTGATATCCCAACACCATTTAAGATTTCAAGATGAATCCAAACCCAACTTTGCAAGGATACAATCAAACCGACATAGAAAAACTAACTCGCAGCGGTTCGATCATTCCAAATATTGATAGTAGTGGAAATTTGATAATACAGAATGCTCCTGATCAGATATATAGTTCATCTATTACAATAGAGTTGATAAATGCTGTGTATATTCCAACTAAAGTAGAGACGAAGATTGATCCTACATTTTACGAATTATAAGTTATATGGAAAATTTGAATAATAGTTTGCAATTCATATCATATCCCTCGAAATCTTTGGGTCATGGATCTACCTTGTCCCAGTCGGACATTATTTTTTACACAGAAAATCAAACTTCCAGCAATTTTCCGTTCGGTAAATCGGAAAAAGACATCATAAATGTTGGCGTATATGAGCTAAGTGGTGAATTTGTTGCTTCCACAACCATTTATTCCAGTGGTTCTTACACAAAACACACCGCGTCATATTATGATTCTTTTAATCAGTATAATCAATACTCATACAAGAAATATAATAGTGATTTTTTCATTGTTGGTAGCGACCAAAAGTCACTGCTATTTGATGTAAGCAGATGCTTGAATTCTATTGGAGTGCAGGATGGGAATTATAAGCTATATGTTGAATTAAATAGAAATATTGTTGGAAATGAAAAACAAAACGGCGAGAGACTTATCATCAATACTATTTCTACCGGAAGACAAGAAATAACATTGATACCTCAAACGCTGAGAGGTACCGATTCGGAAATAAATCGAGAATATGATATATTTTCCAACAGTCGACTTCAATTGAAAGATGTTGTTGAAGAAATATCAACGAATATTTCCAATCCCCAAATATACAACATTTATAATCTAGTGATGGAATCCAATCCAAGTGGATCGGCTGCTCTGAAGTATAATTATGGACTCAAAACGGACGTTGACGTAATAAACTTTTTGACCGACATATATTACGGAGTATCAACCGGAAATTACAAATCAAATAGACAAATTGCCAACAATAATATTCTTGGAATATATAATCAGTTCAATAATTGGATGTATCAGAATTATGAAGCTGGAGTTACATTCCAAATTATACAGGATTATTATTACAGTTTGTTTTTGTTTATTGTTGATAGAGAACTCAACAATATCACAAACAAACGTCCAGATAGTTTTCCTCAAATTGTTGAATTTTTACAAACTATATTTTATAACGAAATATTTTATCCCGCGATTTATGAGGCAGAACTCAAGCGAAATATAGATTTATCTGGGTATTTTAAGTATTACTTAAATTTTACAAATGGTCAAAAAATATCAATAATCAATCAAAAATTGATTCCAACTCAAGATCCAAGGTTCTATGATTATTTAGCACTTAAAATAATAGATCCATTGCCACAAAATTTTGACTTGGGTGCAGAGGCGTGGATCACATGTGATTTCGGATTCTTGCCAATTGTACAGAATTTATTTTATTTTTCAAAAGTAGAAATTAAAACAATACCGTTGAGAGGACCAAATTTTCTTGTAAAAATAGAAAATGAGGGAAATTCCACGCAAGCTTTGTCGATGGATGAACTAATTTCTGTCACCGGAAGTGCATACAATGAATTGGCAAAGAAGATAAGTTCGCGTGAAAACCAACTGATTGATACTACAAATTACAGAAACTTTGAAAATTTTGTAAATTTTTCTTCGGCGGATATTAGACTTCAAGCATTTGGTGGTAAAAGAAAGCAAATCGATTCTTTGTATTATGAAATAGACACCATTAACGCCAAACTTGTTTCAAATCCAAATGATGCATTTTATTTAAAAGAAAAATCTGATGCAAATTCTCAAATAGATGAGTTGGAGGCTGGAATGGATGGATATGAAATATTTTTGTATGAAAATCCCGGTTGGTATATAAAACATGGAGAGGGAGTTGATGGATACACGTCGGCATCATTCTATGATAAAAATAATGGAGGCTCATTGATAAATAATTTGCCACAGTTCATTATAGAGGACGCAAGCAACAATGCCGATTATATAAAGTTTGTGGCCATGGTTGGTCATTTTTTTGATAATATTTCATTGACTATAAAACAGTTAACTGAAAAAAATAATTATTCAAGTTCTCCAAATTTTGGAATATCCTTGGATATTGTTGGAGATATGCTTCGTTCACTTGGGTGGGATGCGGAAATATCAAAAGATAACCTTCCGCTTATTCTGGCGTCATTCTCAAAAAACGATTTTGACCCAGAATCTGAATTTTATTCTCAAGCCAGAAATCTTTCCGAAGAACAAAGAAACCAAATAATATGGAAAAGATTATTGAATAGTCTTCCTTTCATATACAAAGCGAAGGGGACGGAAGCATCATTGAATGCATTAATTTCATGCTTTGGCGTTCCAAAGAATATCATTAAAATAAAAGAATATGGCGGAATATTAAATACTAGCAATCTTACCGATACTACAGAACATATCGTGGAAGAAGTAAAATACGAGCCATATTTCAGCGGAAGTTTTGAGTATTTCGTTCTTAATTGGACCGGTAGTGCAAAGACAATTGAATTCAATTTCAGATTTGATCCAGCAAAAACAAGTGAATCTGGTACGGTTTTTAGATTGGCAAATTGTTCTGATAATTGGGTGGTTGGTGCTGTTCGCGACAGAGGAAATGATTGGGGGAAATTATTTTTCAGTATAGATGATGGGTATGGAAATGTTAAGACCGCCGTTACATCACGCGCCCCAATATTTGATGGAAATTCTTACCACGCAATGGTAAAGAGAAACGATGTTGATGTTCATTTCAATGCAACTATAAATTTGGATGAATATCCAACCAGATATGACCTACTTCTTCAAAAATCGGAAGATGATAGAATAACTTACAGTGTAACTTCCAGTATGTTCGTGAGTGGAAGTTTCAATAATTCTTTTGGTACTGGTGAGTATCTGTATATAGGAAATTACAATCAAAGTACTGCGTCTTTAAATATCGACCCAGAGGCTTTTTTTGGAAATATTGACGATATACGAGTATGGGAAACTCCATTATCGACCGCACGTTTTGAGGCACACACACTTCACAGAAATGCATATGACCTCGAAGATCCTATGGAAATGATTTCTGATAATTTGTATAGAATATCATTTGAGCGACCAGTCGATCTTTATACTACCGAATCATACGCGGTGAACTTGAATAATTTATCATTTAGAAAAGATTTTCCAACATTTGGAGCCGCAAACTTTCCAGAATCTTTTGGTAAATTGGAGAGATTGTCATATTGCGACCCATCCGAAGGCCCGTCGTTTCCATATCAGTTTTCTCGCAAGGACGTGCGAATGATAATGAAAATTCCCGATTATGGGTCCAGTAAATTCAGAAGTAATAAAATTAATTATGTGGAACAAGAACTTTCCACAAATCTTTCTCCAGATACACGAGCGTCATATATGACGAGTGAACTGATAAGTACAGATTCAAACAAGCTTGGAATATTTTTCTCTCCGTCGGAAATGCAAAATACGGAAATCATTAAGTTCTTTGGTGAATTTCCATTGGGAGATTTGATTGGAGATCCGGCATCCGTTTACAAAAATTCTTACGATAAATTTGAAAGATTTAGACAGATATATTACGACCAAGGATTTGGAAATATTGATTTCACATTCTTCATGAATATTGTTCGATTCTATTTTGACAAGGCAATGTTCAAATATATAAAAGGGATAATTCCGGCCAGAGCAAAATTAGTGGACGGTATATTGATTGAACCGAGCATACTGGAAAGACCAAAGTTACAATTGAAGCCGCTGGTGAAAGAGAACATAGATCAAAAAACTGGCGAAACTTATTCAAAAAGTAAAATTAGCGTTGTAAAAGATCCGGATAGAGTTGGAATATTGGGACAGGAATACAGAGGAATTGCAACATATTCGGATGTAAATCAAGTATTTTTTCCGGCGGAACAAGATCAATATGGTTTTGAAATTTATGGAAATAACGGATTGACATATTATAATGGAAATTATTATAGGGCGGATGTAATACCATACACGAAAAAATATCAAGTGTCGCAAAAATACGTTGCTCCATATTCTCAATTGAATGAAAACCAGATAGTGAATGATTTTTCGGGAAAAACGGAAACAATCACAAACACTTATTATAAGGTTAATATTGCAAAATTGCCGGTTGTGGACAGATATCCAATGACTGCATCGGTTTCTCCAAGAGGCCAATCTATACCAAAAACATATTTCAGCGGAAGTTTATATTTTGATGCCGGTATGCGCGGTTGGCAAGATTATGCTACAACCAATTCTCATAACCTTATGGGAATAATATCCGGTTCGGTAAATGGATTGGATGTAGTGCAGTATCCTTACATAGATCCAATATACGGTGCAATTACGAATGGTACGATTGTAAATCCAGGAATTATTATATCGGGAAGTATGTTCCAAAATGGATGTCCAGTTACATATTCTGGATATTTTGATGTTGATGGTGGTGTTCAATCGTTTGAAGGCTATATATACGGGCATTTCAGTGGAAGTTTTTTTGCTGGGAATTATTCAAGTTCAATATATGAACGAACGGTGTATAATATTCAATTTATATCAGAAGCTCCCACATCGTCGATATTTAATATATTTTCCACACATGGTTCGGGCGATTTATTTGCGCCGCTGGCTTCTGGTCTAAATTATCGCAAGATTTACTCCATGGAATACTATCCAACAAGCTCCAAATTATTGAATGGTTACATGGAAACTCATCACAAATATAGCAAATTGCAGTTTTCTCAAAAAGAAATTAACGCATATCAAACAAATCCAATAACCAAAGTCCAAACCAATTATAAATGGAAACGTAGTAGTCAAAATAAAAAAACTACTGTAGATCCAAAGACTGGATTGACCGACAATACTGATGCGGTTATTGTGAAAACTATATAAAAAAATAAGAAAAAAGAGAATGGCGTATATATTTATTAGGAAAGTAACACTATATGGCGTATATCAATAATCAGACAATCACTGTGGATGCGGTTCTCACAAAAAAGGGCAGAGAATTGCTGGCGGCAAAAGGCGGTCTTAATATCACATCGTATGCTCTTTCGGATGATGAAATTGATTATAGTTTGTATCAACCAAATCACCCACAGGGATCGGCATATTATGACCTCGCCGTTCGTAATACTCCGGTGTTTGAAGCATTCACAGATGAAACTCAAGCTTTAAAATATAAGCTAGTAACATTGCCTTCTGGACAGACTTCAATCCCAGTTATCAGTCTTGGTCAAAGTTCCATCAACGTTGACAATGATTACAAAGGAGAGGTTGTTGTTGTTCCAAGCACAAATCCAGCATACAACACTACACTTGGATACACTGCAATTTTAGCTAATAAAACCGTTGGCACTATTGTTGGAGAGCAGCTTCAGACTGCAACAACTGCAACAATTCCAACATTCATCGGGGATGTTTCGTCCACAACTGCACAAGTGGCACTTGGATTAAGATTTAGATTTGTACCAAATATGTCATTGACCACTACAACTGGAACTACTCTAACAATCATTGGCAACGAGAGTGGCGGGTCAATTTCGATCCCAGTCACTGTTAACGTGAGAAATTAATTAAAATCATATGATCTTCAAGCAATTTGATCAAACGGACATAGTGGCGGGAAGATCCCAACCAGTGTCCACTGGAATGTGGAGCGACGGCGAAACGAACTGGTCTCAGTTTTATACCAGCAGTATTCAAACGACGCAGTCATCATCGCTGTATGAACCGTTAAATGGACTGTATTATACCAACGTTTATGATTATCCAGTAGCGTCCGCCAGTTCCGACGTATATTTTTCGATTACGTATGGTCACTCCGCAGGATCGGGTTCTTCAACATTCGACAAAAACGCGTCACAGGGAAGTTTGATATATCCAACAAAGGCAATATACAATCAATACCGAAATTTACTGTTAGCACCCGGTGATTCTAAATTTACATTTGTTAAATCGGATAATAACGGAAACCAGACACAGATTGATTCTGATGATATTTACGCAATTTCATTTAGAGGCACAAAATACAAAGATCGTTTAGATCCTGGTCAATTTGAATTTACACTAAGTGGGTCCAGTGGAGCAAATGGAAAAATTACACTGATCGATGATTCCAGAATTAATCCGGAAACTGGTGTGCAGACTGGTGGAAAGCGTTATAATCTTATACGAGGTTCGATTGAAAGCGGATCTTTGTCCACAACAAAAAATTACGAAGCAATTGGATCTATATACCCAGACTTGGGAATAATCATATTGAACCCGACAGTTCTTCAGTCGTTGGTTGGAAATGTTGGCGGAATATCCTTGAACGATTATACTTCAAACTATTGGGGTGATGGATTTGCACGAATGCAGAATGTTCTCTTCGCATCTATAAAACAGGGTGCGGCTGCGTTGCCAATGAAAGCGAGAGTAACTGAATATGTTCCCGCTCGTCATTATTTTGTGAGAGTAAAGAACCAAGAGTATAATTACAGCAACAATCCAACATTTATTATATCTGACAAATCTAGTTCGGAGTATGGTAAATTGAGATTCACCGATTTTTATACCAATCCAAAAGTATATGTAACCTCGGTTGGTCTATATAATGAAACAAACGACTTGGTTGCTGTTGCAAAACTGAGTCAGCCGTTGTTAAAAGACTTTACCAACGAGTGCCTTATAAAAATTAAGATAGATGTTTAACTAATAAAAGTTAAATTTTACATTGTTTAAGTAGTGTGTTTTGGGATGGGTTATAAAGAAATGTTGTCAATTGTAAAAACTCGCTCCATCGGCAAGTGAATACTCAAACATTGATTATATTTATCTATATATGATAAAGCAGTTCTCCGCAGGAGATATCACAGTAAGACCATTTAAGACTTTCAAACACTGGAGCGTTCAGAGTGTACATCTTGGTCATAAGGATGCATATGGATTTAATACTTATTATGATAGTCTGTGCGAAGTTAATGAGGGAATAAAAAATACTTCCATATTTTATCCATCTGGGAGTTCATATTATACAGCGTCAGTTGAATTGATTAATCCATCTGGAAAATATGCCAGAAATATATACAGCCTCACAGACTCCATGTTTTATCGTAACAAGAAAAATTTTATGGAGTTGTTTGGTGTTGAAAGTATTGTAACCGACACGGCAACTGGAAAAAAGGAAGTAAGAAATATACACGATAGAGTTGTTACTTTGGCACTAAATCAAACAAATTTTGGTGAAAAAATAAGACCGGAAACCGTTGAAATAGTGGACAATTCCAATCCACATGCCACATATATCATCAAAGATGATGGATATACCAATCTTTATATCTCGGGATCACATTTCTCTGATTACACGTATTTGAGTGCAATGAGGAACATATATCCTCGACCGTATTGGAACACTTCAAGTGGGGAATTTTATTTGAATTTATTAGACGGAGAATCCAAGCATATAGATGTTGATACCGCAAAAGAATATCTCAAACTTGGTATGAATGTTTCGTACACCGGTACATCCGATTATTTATACGATTCAAGTTCGTTGGTTGATACATTTCAATCGGACAATGAACACTTCGGAGAAGCAGTCAGCTCGTGGTATAAATATGTTGTGGCCGGTTCATCTATAGACAAATATAATTTGAATACGGGAAGTCAAGGCTATGCGGCCATATTCAAATATGATGATAATTTGGGAATTCACAGACCAATAAAGAAATTTACATCGCCGTTGAGAGACGTTGGATTCTTGCAAGACTTTGATATAGACAAGACATTTCCATACACTGTGGAGAATTTGCAAAATAGTGGTTCGTATTTTACTGACACATTTGGACAGTCTGTGTCTGTCCGTGATAACTTTTTGGCAGTTGGGTCATCGTCCGGTTCAATATGTTTTCCAACCGGTTCATATCCAGGATATGTGTTTGTGTATGATAAATACAAAGGCGGAACCGATAATTGGGGGTTGATAAATATTATACAAGGAAATTCAAATGGAGATAATTTTGGTAAATCGGTTTCATTGGACAGAGATACCCTCGCCATAGGCGCACCGGGAGTCAGCGGTTCGGGTGCCGTGTATATCTTCAGACGAAAACAATACATGAGCAGTGGATGCGATGCAATTGAAACAAGTTCTTTTTGGCAAACATTATCTCCGGAAACGGACTTGTGCGACGAAATTATATCAGAATCCGGTTCTTTGATTATATACAGCGAAAGACCAATTCCTTGGACATACTCGTCGATGGCATATACAAGTTCAAGCATCGAACTTCTAAGCGGATCAATGTCGGCATCTTATGATCCAAATTCTACAGATACAAGAAGAGTATCAAGTTCATATTATCGAGTTGAAAATGGCGCTTGGTCTGGAAGTTATAGTTGGGAATATGAAGCCATCCTCACTTCCAGTGTTTTATCATTGGGAGACAACTTTGGATGGTGCGTTGCACTTGATTCTGGCAGCTTGTTTGTTGGAACAAACAAGACTGGAAATGGGTATGCAACATTGTTTACATGCTCTTATTACTCATCTTCCGTCGGCGATTGTCCAACGGCTTCTTGGGGAGAAGCAAAAACATTCAGAAGAGATGGTACATATGGTGACTTGGATATGTCTTCTCAATTCTATTCAATTGACGTGACGGGTGTATCAATATCGGACGATGGATTTGGTACGTCGGTTGCGATTGGTGGAAAAAACCTTGTAATTGGATGTCTTCGCGACAAGGCATTTATTCCATATGCTTCATATACAGGATCACCGACCAGTCTGGGTTCTGCGTATTTTTATAGAAATGACTATCGCTGCGGTTCTTTGGGATATTGGCAAGTATTGAAAACATTTGGCGATAGAAAATATCAGTATAATAATAATTTTGGGAAGTCCGTGTCTCTGGGAGGATTATATAGCGCGATCACTTCTTGGTCCGACAAAGTGGGAAGAAATGTTGATTACTTCGATGGTGAATATATCATAGACGATTTATTATACCAAGCAAGTTCATCGGATGATCCAAATGGAGTGCTGGGTAGAGTTGCCATATACAAATACAGTGATGTAAATGAAACATGGCAATTGACAGAAACCATACGACGCAACAAAGAAGCAAATAAGCCATCAAATATTTATGGATATTCAGTTTGCTTATGCTCAGATTTCATGGTTGTGGGTGCACCGGTTGTTCATTTTGCAACTGCGAGCGCCACGGCTTCGGTGTACGATCCAAACAACCTTGTTGATTTTCCGGCAAATTGCTCCGGTTCTGTGTATGTTTACAACGTCACAAATCTTGAGGACAATCCGCTTATAGGAAATGTATTTTACAAAAATGGATATTTCGCACTTACTCACACGGGGTCAAATTACCGTGATATATTTACAAAAACCGGATCGGGTGGGTTTGACCTAACGTATCAAGGGTCACATACAATTTATGAACACGAATATCTGACATCTATTCGACCCGGCGAATTTAATTATAGTACAAATCCAACATCATTGGTAAAAACTCCATTAATGTTTGACGTAAACCAAGATGGTGTGTTTGATTTTCTTGACGTTGATTTGATAATGAGATTTTTTCAAAAAAGAAAATTCTTTGAAGAATTTATTTTCGACGATAATGGTGTAGTACTTGAACAAAATTCAAACGCTGATAACAGTTGGTGGGGAGATGATCTTCTACAACTTGAATCCGAAGACGTACTGCTTCAGGAACAAACAGGCAGTGCAGCTTATATTGCAAGTTCTTCATTCAATGCTTTCACAAAAACTGCATATGACTATATCCAGAGCAATCTTGTTGACACGGAATTGCTTGATATAGATGGCGACGGTAAAATCAACATGAATGATGCGAACATACTTGCATTATATTATTTAGAACGACTTGTTCCACAAAATCTGATACCTTTATTATCACCGGCCTCAACAAGAAAATATGTAAGGGATATAAATGATTATCTCAATCCATATTGCCATACTGATATTCACAAGGTCAATCCACATTTCTTGGAATATGAATATAGTTCATCATATGATCCCACCGGTTCATATCTGGCACCATTTATAACAACTGTTGGATTATATGATGGAAATGAGCTTGTGGCGGTTGGAAAATTGGGCAGACCTGTTAAAAATTTAATAGATTGGCCCGTTAATATCATTGTTCGTTTTGATACATGACATTATATTTATAATAAACAAATAGGAGAATATCATTATGCCAGAAATACTAAGACCGACGCCAAGACCATCATCAACAGAATCGCTGCTTGATCTATATAAAAATATTCGCACCAGTCAACCATCTGGTATACGCTCACATCTTACACGAAATACTATAAACAGCATGGCTTGGGGTCTGGGCAAACAGGCAGGTGCTCCAAATTATATGACAACACGTCGTAATGCGGATACGCAGTATGAACGCACATTCCAGCCAAGTCAATTTTTAGTATATGCTCCACTAAGAGTCACATCATTCAATGGATATTCGCTGAGATATGCTCAAAATGCATACAATCACGATAATCGTAATTATTATTAATTAAAATAAAAAAAGGTTATATGAAAGTATTGGGATTGGATTTATCCACCACAACTTGTGGTTGGGCTGTATCAGAAAATAAGATTATTATTGGTGCTGGGTTTGTTGATATTTCTGATGTGATTGAGTATGCTGCTAAAGCAGAACTTATTATAACTGCTTTAAAAGATCAAACTTTTGAGAAAATAATGATTGAAGAAAGCTTGTTTGGATTTGCTGGCGGAGGCACTTCGCAACAAGTTATAATCAAACTTGTGAAAAACAAGGCAGTTGTTGGTTATATATTAGAAAACCATTATAAATTGAAAGTAGAAAGCATACATGCTCAAACGGCGCGAAAGAAAGCATTTGGAATTGCACGATGCAAAGGAATGAAGTCAAAAGTGTTTGTAAAAGAACAAGTTGAGAAACTATATGACATGAAGCCTTGGACTATTCTTAATAAAAAGGGCAATGAAGAAAAAAGAATGGAAGATGTTAGAGATGCTATAGTATTAAGTTTGGCGGGTTGATATATATTTCGTTTTTTTTGATTTTTTTGATATTATCATATATTTATTGATATAACATTTAACAAACAAACATAATATTATGAAAAGAAGCGAATTAAAACAGTTGATTAAAGAAGTGATTCAAGAGCAAACCAGATCGGCAATCAAACACCGCCAGTCAAACGCAATTAACGAATATGGCGCTGACGATTTTAAAGATGATATCAAGGCTGTGGGGAAAACTGCAAAATCATTATTTTTAAAAGCAAAAAATGCAATCAGCTCCGGGTTTGACTCGAATGACAGGGGTCGCGCACAGGAGGGCGTCAGGTATATGAAGCAAATAATGGAATCATCCCGCGAGATTGTAGAATTCATTCGAGGCGCATACGCGCAGTCATCTCCGGATAAGAGGCCCGAAATCAAAAAATTATATTCAGAAGCGGGCGATGTCAGGCATAAATTCGCTCACTTTATGATGGTGCTGGAACAAAAGATAGATACTGAAGGAGATTTTATGCTTTCAAATGAAGAAAACAAACAATTAGACAATCTTGAAAAAATTTATGTGGACTTTATAAAAAAATTTAAAAAAGCCATACCAGAAGATATGTCAATTGACAGCCGAGCATAAAACAAGCTTGAAAGATTATAAATTACAAAACCCGCCGTATTTGGCGGGTTTTTTATTGGTTGACTGATTGAATGTTCTGTGTATAGTGACAGTGTAAATGTCGTCGCTAAAAACATCAGAACTCACAATTTTAGTAAATAATGTTCTAAAAGACACAGGACGACTGCGTAAAGGAAATAATTTACAATATCATTGTCCAAAATGTCATCATCGCAAGCGAAAATTGGAAGTGTGTCTTGATGCTCCAAATGCTTGGCATTGTTGGACATGTAATATAAAAGGCAGAGGATTATATTGGTTGTTGAAACTTGCACAAGCCACGCAAGAACAGTTCAACAAGTTGGAATCTCTTGTAGGAGCACATGTTTCTAAAAATAGTTTATCAGAGTTTGATAAAAAGATTGCTTCACTAACTTCAAATAAAGTATATGAAGATAGTGGTGAAATATTATGTTTGCCAGATGAATTTAAAAGTTTGGCGGAAAATGATGCTAGTATAGAATATCGTGTTGCATTAAACTATGCAAAAAAACGCAAACTATCATTTTGTGATATTATAAAATACAACATTGGATATTGCAGCAAAGGACCATTTGCTAACCGACTTGTATTTCCGTCATATGATAAAAATAACAACTTAAACTTTTATAGTTGTCGCAGTTATTATGATGATGGCTACAAATACAAAAACAGCGAGTTTAGTAAAAATATTGTAGGATTTGAAAACCTTGTTGATTTTGATTTTCCAATTTATTTATGTGAGGGTGCTTTAGATGCCATCTCAATAAAAAGAAATGCAATTCCACTTTTTGGAAAAACTTTGAGCGCAAAACTAAAAGCAACAATTGTACAAAGCAAATGTCCAGAAGTGAATATTGTGTTGGATGATGATGCATTGAATAATGCAATTCGCATCGCAGAATATATAAACTCTATTGGTAAAGTATCCAAGTTGATACAACTGCAAGGCAAAGATCCAAATGTTTTGGGTTTTGCTGCAACAATGGAAAAGATTAGAAAAACAGAAGTGCTTGACTTTAGAGCACTGACCATGCTAAGATTGGAATAATAATATAATAAGTATGTTCTAACACTTTTTGTTCTAACAACATATATTTATGTTTATATGAACAATACAAACACAACATCATCATGGGAAGAAAAAAAACAAGAACCGCAGAGTCAATCCGAGAAGACAATCGGAAGCGAGCAAAACTATACTATAGTCGTCATAGAGCACTTATCTGTGAAAACCGAATGGGTCGTTATTGGGGATCAAAAGAAAAGAATAAGACACTGCCCAAAGTGTAATAAGATGTTGATATACGAGTCAAAGCGTGGATACCAAATCGGAAAAAAGAGAAAATCTTTATGCGGTTCTTGTCATGCCAAAAAAAGAATGGATGCTGGATATAAACCTCCATACAGAGGTGGAGTAAAAATGACCGAAGCGCAGAGAAAAAATGTCAGCGCCGGTCTTGTAAAAAGACATAAAAAATATACACATCCAATGCTGGGAAAAAAACACTCATTGGCAACCATAGAACGGCTAAAAGAAATCAACGCGGGAGAGAATAACGGAATGTATGGAAAAAATCATACATTAGAAACTCGAAAGAAAATAAGCGAAACAAGAAAACTAAAAAATATTCCCGGTCCAATAATATCGGAAGAAGGCAAAACAAAGCTTCGGTTGAAAAGAATAAAAGAAATAGCGGAAGACAAATACAATGGCCATCAAATAGTCCCATCATATAATAAATCCGCGTGTAAAGTATTTGATAATATAAACTCCGCACTTGGGTGGGATGGAAAGCACGCAATGAATGGCGGAGAACATTTCCTCGCAAAACTTGGATATTGGATTGACTATTACGAACCAACCCGCAATATAGTGATTGAGTGGGACGAACCGCATCATTATAATGTGGATGGAACGCTAAAAGAAAAAGATACAATAAGACAACAACAAATAGAAGAGTGCCTAAAATGTAAGTTCTTTCGGGTGAAAGAAACCACATTTGACGAGCCAAATCTTATAGCCGAACTAAAAACTTTATGATAGATACATTTGAGAAACTAAACACCAATCTAACCAGAGTGGATTATATTGTTCATATGGCGGACATTCATATTCGTTTGACCAAACGCCATGAAGAATATCGTGAAGTGTTTGGGAAGGTGTATGAAGAGGTTAAAAAGACACCAGTAAACACATTGGTTGTTATAGCGGGAGACCTCACACACAGCAAAGTTGACCTTTCGCCCGAATGTGTTCAACTCATGAGCGACCTTCTAAAGAGTTTATCTGATTTGCGTCCTACGATTGTTATTGCTGGTAATCATGATTGTTTGCTCACAAACACAACGAGATTAGATAGTTTGACTCCTATTGTAGAAAATTTGGCGCACGACAATCTTTATTATCTAAAAGAAAGCAAGTTGTATTCATTTGCTAATATTCTTATAAATAACATGTCTATTTTCACCGACCATACTTCATTT